CAATATTTGAAATAGAAATTTAATAACTTTTATAAAAATTGATAAAATTATTTTTAATTTATATATTTAAATATATTTTATATATTTGAATATATGGAAGAATATATATCAAAAAGAACATCTAATAAATGGATTGATTTATATTATCCTAAATCTATAGATGATATAATTGGATATAAATCTCAAATCAAAAGTATCAAAAATTGGTTATCAATGTATAATGAAAACAAAAAAAAAATGACATGTATTAAAAATCAAAAACAAGTTAAGAAAAATAATAGATATATGAATAGTTGTGCATTAATAGTTGGAAATCATGGAATTGGTAAATCATCTTTAATATTTACAATATTAAATGAAATGAAATATGATACTCATATTTTAAATTTTCAGAAAATTAAACAATTAAAAAATTATAAAGATTTATCAATTAATTTGATAAAAGGAAATAATATATTTAATACTATATCAAAACAAAAATCAAAAAATATTGTACTAGTTATAGATGATATAGAATCTATTATATCACCTTTAGAAAAAAAACTAGTAGAATCTCTAGTTAAAAATAACGAAGAATATTGGGGATTTCCTATAATTTTTATAACAAATAATAAACATAATAAATTTATAAGTTTTATAAAAAGTAACACATTTCTAGTTCAACTAGATTTACCTACATATCCTTTAATGTTAGAATTTTTAATTAAATTATGTAAAAAAAACAATATGTTATTATCTAATGAAAATATTGCAAAATTAATAATTAATCATTGTCAACAAGATTATAGGAAACTTCTTTGTTTGTTAGAAGATTTATATAATATTTATAATACTCGAGAGATTACAAAAGAAAATGTTCTATCATATTTTAATTTTTCACAAAAAAAAGATATAAATAGAGGTATTTATAGTACATCTGAATTATTATTTTCAGATCCAGATATAGATATTAATAAAAGATTAATATTATATGAATCAGAAAGAACAATTTTGCCATTAATGATTCAACAAAATTATATAAATATTTTAATAAAATTTATTAAAGATAAAGAAAAAATACATAAATTATTAAAACAAATTTCTATTTCATTGTCACAGGGAGACGTTATTGAAAATTATATTTATCGTGACCAATCTTGGAGTTTACAACAAGTACATGGATTTTATACATGTGTATATCCTACATATATGATATCAAATAATATTAATACTAAAGAGTTAACAAATAGTATTAATAATTATTATTTTAATATTATGTTCCCCCTTGATTTCAATAGAACTTCAATTAAACATATAAATATAAAAAATATAAAAAATACTCTTATAAATTTCCCAAATATGAATATAATTGATATAATATATATAGGAATAATATTAAAAAAAATATTAGATGATAATGATTATGAAAAATTTACAAGTATATTATCAGGATATAATATATCATTAATAGGAATTCAAAGTGTCATAAAAGTTTGTAAAATAAAAAATACAAAAACTAATATTCCAACAACAATAATTCGCAAAATTAACGAATACATATCGAAAAATAATATAAAAAAATAAAATTTTTTTATTTTTTTTTTATATATATAAGTATATAGTTATGTCAGGTAGAGAAAATCATCACCGAAATTCTGGCCATTCAGATGGCATCAAAGACAATTCATTGGGCAGTTACTTAAAAATGTCTTATGATCAACTCTATGCCACATTGAAAGCACAGCACAAAAGTTCTGATGAAATAGACAGAACAATTGATAGTGTTAAAGAAAGAAAGAAAAAAATTCACAAAGTAGTTAAAAAATTTAGAATGAAAATTGAGCAAAAATATGGACAATTAGATGAACCTGATTTAATAAAAAAAGGTATGTCTCATGCTGAAAAATACGGCTTAAATGATATAGAAAAAAAAGAATTTATCAAACAAGTCTTAAGACCAGGTTATGATCAATACACTTTAGATGGATCTATTAAATACAGTAAAATGTCTAGATTCTTAGGTTTAGATACTTATGCTGGTCAAATAATTAATGTTGGATCTAAAGATTACGCTAAATTAAATGAATTAGTTGTATTATACAACTCCACTAAACAAATTTTCAATGATATTAAAAATCAAACATATTCTTACAGAGATTGTGCCCCAGAAGCATTACTTGGTGAATACGACACAAAAATACACAATGTAACTTCATTTATTCACCCAATTGTAGCAATGCTTTTCGTTCCCAAAATTAACCCTCTTGAAGATCGTTGTTTAAAAACCAATATTGCTAGATTAATAATGCAAAGAATACCTAATATTGCCAACCAACAAAACTTAAATGAAAATATTGTTCAAGGTGAATTAGAAAAAGAATTTGAATTTGCTGTAGCTTTATCCAATGATCCTAACAGTCTTGGTCATTTTTCTAACGACACACCATTAGAAAATATAATTAAAAGATTCAAATGCCAAATTGAATTATGGAAAAACGTATTAAATATCAGACAAGGTAGATACTACTCTTCAAGTTACCAAACTGATGACGGTATTGCTGCATTTACTCAATGTTTATCAAATTACGACCAAACCCATTTTGATACTCTTGAAAACTTAAACATCCAAGATGAAGGTGTTATGCTCAAAAAAATATTAAGTATTTTTGCTATTAGACCAACTTTCACTCAAGTTACATCTATGGTACAAAGAATTAGTATGGGAATAACAAATGTAAACTCTTTATCTCAAACTAGTTTTATCAACCTTCCAGTAATTAATATTCGTCTCCCATCAAGTAACATAAATTCAGTATCTAATGTTTCCCTTGATGCCGCTCTTAACCAAACAGATTACTTTATTGAACATAAATCTCTTGTACCCAAAAACAGATCAGTTATTTGGTCGCAAGATTTTATTTTCTTCTGTGCTGATAGAAAACACAGAGTTGTAAATGTATCTTCATTCACACAAAACAGAAACATTGCCTTACCACAAACTTACATTGGTGCAAGTACTATCAACCCAACTAAATTAGATTTTAACCACGTAATACCTTTATCTTCTGAAAGATTTGCTATCACTGGTATAATCTCATTAGATACACCACCAGGCTTAGATATTGTATCAGGCTGCTCTGCTTTATTAACTACACGACCAACTGGTGGTAGCTCAGTTAACTACATCAAATATGCACCAGGATACGCTGCAATTAAACAATCTAACGCCGCTGGTTTATACGAAAGCAACAAACCATTTACCTTTGTTCCTGAAGATGGTACAGACGGTGAAAGTTTCAACGAAAAAGGTAGAAATTCCGGTTGCATATTCTTCTACGTAAATACTAAAAGTAGAATGTAAATAAATTATTAAAATTTTAAAAAAATATAATTATTCTATATTTATAAAATAATTATAATTAATCACGATTATATATATTAAAATTATCTATACTTGGAAGAGATTGAACATTTGTTGTTCTTACTTGCATTGGTCTTTGAATAGGTTCTAATGGAATAGAAATATCTTTTAAATATCCATAGTGTTGTTTTAAATTTGTAATAATATCTGGCATTATATATTTCATAGTTTCATTATTTAAATTTTTAACTTGGTGAATTATATTATTTGGCAGATGTCTATTGAATTCTTCATTAATTTTATTCATGACAATTTGTAAATCACTTTCATCTTGATCTACATCTAATCTAAATTTACCTTGTGTATTATTATAAACTTCTCTTCTTATTTTTTTTTGAATTCTTTCTATATTTTTTGAACTGAAATATAATTTAGAAACTTCAGATTCTTTATGATTTGACATTTTTCGTGCTAATGTTGCATATCCATGTTCATAATATTTATTTGGATCCGGTGATATATTTTGAGGATTTTTCTCAAATGATGGTGGACTATTAAAATGAGTATTTTCTACATAATTATTTGATTGGTTATTATTTAAAAATGAAAAATTATCATTTTGATCATTTAAAGATGATAAATTTTGCATTATATATATTATTAATATTTATAAAAAAAATTATTATTTTTCGTAAAAAAAATAATAATTATAATTTAATTTTCACTTATAGAATATGTTTCTATTAAATCTTCTTCATTTAAATTTGATTCATTCGGTTTATATTTCTGTTCAATATTTTCAGGTTGTAAATAATTATTTATATTACCATCAGGAATAATTTTTTCTTCTAATTTAGAATCACCATCTTTAATATAAATAATATTATTCATGGAATTATTAATTTTTTCTTTATATATACCAAATTTAAGAGAGTTAAATGAATCTGTGAAAGCTATAATTTGACCTTTTCTAAATGAATTTGATGTTCTAATATTTTCTTTTTCTGATAATTTTAAAACATCTCCCATACGATTATTTACAAAACATCCAAAATGTTTAAAATATTTTCCAATATTTTTATCAGTATCATTTATTGCTTCTGATTGAATGGTAGTTAAAAATGATAAAACTTCGTCAGGTAATTTACATCCTCCTTGATCTAAAAAGTCTTGATTAAAACAATTTCTATTAAAAACATTTCTAAAGATATCAAATATTTTATCTTTATTTATTAATTTATCATCAAATATTTTACCCTGTAATTTATGATTTTCTTTATTTATTATTTTACTTATATCTATTGGTATTTTTAAATCAGAATTTATAGATAATGACTGGAAATTTTGATAATCTTGTTTATTTGATTCATTTTTAGGTAAAAATTTATTAGTTACCGATTGTGATAAATCTTTAAAATTGGAATCTATTATAGTCATATATCCACAATTAGGAATATAAAATTCAAAACCATCTATTATGTATTTCCAATAATTAGTTATATTTCCATTAACTGATAAATCTTTAATAAATACATTTGTTTTTAATGAAAAATTATCTATATAAATATTATTTATTTGCATTACATATAATCCCGCCATTAATTGAAATAAAACACTTTTCCATACTTTTTCTGAATGATATCCTGAATTTATCATCTTTTTTATTGAACCCTCAGTAGAATATGTTATGGAAGCCCATGAATAAATATTATAATTTACAGCTTCTGTAAGAGAAATTAATACTTTCCCTGTATAACTATTCAACGAATTTTCAAATATTTTATTATTATTTACATAATTCATTTGATTTAATTGATTATTTGGAATAGAATAATTTGTAGAAACAGATCCATGCTCTCTTGTTAAATGACTAAGACTTTGTAAATTATTATAAATAGAATTATTATTTTGGTCTATATTATAATTTGGTTTATAATCTTTTTGTACGTTATTCATTTTATCTAAATCATCAAATTTTATACCTGATTTATGTGGTATGTGATATCCATATAAAATCAAAAAATTTGGACAAACTTTTTTTTTAATTATTTTTTCTCTAATAAATTCATAAAATATAATTTCTCTCCATTCGTCAAAATCTGTATAATCTAAAAAGTTTGATAATTTATTCACCAAATATGCTCCTTCAGTTAATTTATAAATACGAACATTTAATCCAGTAGATTCTGGAGCACATATAACATTTGTTTCCTGTCTTTCATCTCTTCTAATTGGATAACATGAACGATATAATAAAAATCCTTTAGGTAATCCTTTATAAGGATTCAAAGAAAATCTATGAGAATTATATGGATTTAAATCCATAAATTTTAAATGTGATAATATAGAACTTTGATTACTATCATTAATATTAATATTAGATCCATCTCCTTTTGAAAACATAATCGATCTTATAAAATCATATATTGTTGTTCTTTCACCAATTGAATTAAAAGATCCTAAGGTTACATTTGATGGTAAAATATCTTCATAAATTAATGAAGTTTTTAAATGATCTCCATTTACTCCATTTACATTAATATTATATTCCTTTATTATTGGAGGCTGATATGTGTGTTGCATATAAGCTCCAAATTGAGATGGATTAAAAGGATTTGGCATAAAATATGGGTAATATACATTTTGATTTTGTTTTTTTGGAAGAGGTTTAGGTGGTTGATACACTTGTAAATTTATATAAGGTTGTTGTGAAAAATTTGTAAATTGTTTATTTTGTTTAAAATTATTATTTGAATCACCCTTAGAATTAACTCCTTCTTTTGAAAATTTATTATAATTTTTTTTCTGTTCATTGGTAATCATTGGGTTATTTGGGATGCTTTTATACATTGGGACTATTCTTTCACCTCCTCCTCTTAAAAAAAAAATCTAGAATTTTTATTATTATTTTTTAATTTATATTTTTTACCCCCACCCATTTGTGACATACCCATTTGTGGCATACCCATTTGTGGCATACCCATTTGTGGCATACCCATTTGTGGCATACCAATTTGTGGCATACCCATTTGTGGCATACCTATTTGTGGCATCTCTGCTTGTGGCATACCCATTTGTTGCATACCCATTTGTTGAATTTCATTATTTTCCATAGATGGATTATTTAATGAAAGTTGATCGAGAGACATATCTTGTGGCATACCCATTTGTGGCATACCCATTTGTGGCATACCCATTTGTGGTATACCCATTTGTGGCATACCCATTTGTGGCATACCCATTTGTGGCATACCCATTTGTGACATACCCATTTCATTACCATTTTGAGTTATTTTTGAAACTAAATGATCTGGAGCAATATCCGTATAATTATCTGGTAATTTATTCATTAATTTTTGAGCTTCACTATTTAATAAAGAATTGTAATTATGAATATTATTTTTTGAAGATTTTATGTTATTTCTTCTTTTATTTTTAATATTAGCGATAGATGATTCAGTATCTAAATGTGAAGAACTATCAGAATTTAATTTTTTATTTAATTTATTTCTCAGGTTATTCATTTCAGAACTATTTGAAGATTCATTATATGATGATTCTGATACAAAATCTGTTTTTTCAGATGACGATGATGATTCAGAATGACTTTTAGATGACGAACTTGATCTAGAACTAGAAGAAGAAGAAGAACTTGATGATGACGAATTTGACTTGTTTTTTCTTTTTTTACTTCCTCCTGTTGAATTTTCTATACTATTTGGACTAAAAATTTTTCTTGAACTTTTAATCATACTCTTATATTTACTAGATCTTTTATTTTTTTTTATTTTTAACTGTCCAAACATTCTATTATTATCAGTTGTGTTATCTGTTATACTTTGTTCTACACTTGATTCTAAACTTGTTATATTTATTTTATTATTTTCCATTGGAGAAACCGATAAATCCATATTGTTAATAAATTCTTTAAAGAAATTATTTTTTCTTAAAATGTTTATAGGTGTGTTGATATTTGATGTTTTATCAAAAAATTTATTTTCATTTAATCCAGTAAATTTTTCAATTACACCTTTATATAAAAAATCATTCGGAATAATTGTTTTTATAAAATTTACTATATTAAAAAATTTATCATTCTCTTTTAATTTTAAATAAATTAAATTTAAAAAATAATGTAAATCATAAAATTCATTTTCTATTTCAGATTTTGAATCATTATTTTTCAAATAATCAACAATATTCGAATAATAGAAATTACAAAATTTTATATCATACCCAATATCAGGAACATTAAAATATAATTCTTGTATATTATATGCGTTATTTTTGTTTGTATTTTTTTTTTTAAATAAAATTATTGATTTAAGATCTAAATTATTATGTTTAAAATTTCTGAAATTTAAATTTAAAATTGATAATGAATATAGAACCTTAAATATCAATACTTTCATTTCTTTTTCGGAAATATTATTTATATTTTTATCGAGATAGCTTTCTAGAGTTTCTGATTCAAAATAATTTTCAGTTATTAAAACATTAAAACAGTCGTTATCAGTAATATTTTTTTTTGAATGTAATTTTAATATCTCATCTTTAATTAATTTATTTTTTTTTAAATCTTTAAAATAAATATCAAAAAACATAATTGGTAAAATTACAATATTATGATTTTGTTTATATAACTCACTACATATGTATAAAACTGCTATATTGTATAAATCTTTGCATTTCATACAATTATTTTCTATTCCGTCTTTGTACATTCCTATAGAAACCATACATGGGAAACTTTTCGTTGAATATCTTTTAAAATATAATCTATTATCATGTATATCAATCAATTTAATTTTATTTTCAAAAATATGATCAAAATCTTCAAAATTTATTTTTTTTAAATTTTCTAATTTTATATTACTTTTTGATATATTTTCAAGTTTATAACAATCTCCAGATTTTACATAAAATTTATTATCTATTTTTTTTGAATTATATATAATAGAATATAACTTATTTATACAATAATCAATATTATTATATGAATTTGACATTATTTATAATATATAGATATAAAATATTTATTATTTTTTAGTATAGTATTAATACTATGATTGATATGAATAACTTTACATTGTGTTTATTATTATTATTAATAATTTCTATTATAAATAATTTAATTATTTATTCTTCATACATATATTCTTATTCATACAGAGATCCTCTATTACCAGATAATATAGGTGTAATACATTATGATATATATTATAACATAAATCATAAAGCAAATAAACACAGTGATGGTATAATAAAAACAAATTATAAATATAAAATAGATGAATATATGAAAAAATTACAAGAAAATAATATTCAGAATTTATATATCAATGATAAAAAATTAGAATCAAGCGATTACGATAAAATAATTAAATTATCACAAATAGATGAATAAATTATTCTAATAAAATATTATCAATATTAATATCTTTAATTTGATCATATTTATTATTTTTTGTTTTTAATTTTTTTGTACTTTTTCTTGTTTTATTACTATTTTTATTAATAAAATTTTGTAATTTCAAATCAACATTTAAAGAATCTGTATCATTTAATAATTTTGTAATATTTGATTTTTTTTTAATTTTTAGAGAATTACTCTTAGAATTACTTTTAGAATTACTTTTAGAATTATTTTTAGAATTATTTTTGGACCTAGATTTTGAATTACTTTTTTTAGAACTTTTTCTAAATTCCTTAAAATAATCATCATATTTTAGTATATCATCAGGAATAATATATTCATGGTTAATCAATATTCTTCCTCTTTCATGAACAAACTTTCCTTTTTGATATTTCTCTGGAACTATTCTTTTTACAAAATCTTTAGCTTCTTGTGGAATACGACTATCTGTCATAAAACTAGCAAAAAATCCTTTTTTAATTAAAGTATTAAAAAAATAATGTATATCGTAATATCTATTTTTGTCTGGAGTTACATTAATAGCTTTTGTCCAACCCATTCTTACTTTTTGATTATCTACTACTCCAGGAATACATGCAAAATCAAAATCCCATAATTTTAATTGATATCCTATATTTGGAATTTTAAAATTTGTTCGTACAATACGATAATTAAAATATGAATTTTCTTTATTAATTCTATGAATTAAGATATTATTTGCTTTTAAATCATTATGTCTAAAATATGGATATTGACTTTGTATTACTGCTAATGCAGATATTATTTGAAAAAAAAATACTTTCCAATGTATTGGAGAGAAATCTTTGTAATATTTTCTAATGTAATCCAAAAAATCTCCTCTATTTGCCCATTCACTTATTAATATAGATACATTATCATAATATTCTCCCTTTTTATATTTTTTTATAAATTCTATATATTTTTTGTTATCATTTTCTACTACTTTATCGTCTATAAGATTTACAAAATTATCAATTTTAGTATCAAATGTACAAATTGGTAGTACAATATGAGGTGTTTGTTTATTTATAATTAATTTACTTAATATTTTTATCATATTTATTTCTGCATTTTCTGGTCTCCGAATGTCATAAATATCTCCATATTTACTTTTTCTAGGAAAAGCAGATACTTTAACAGCATAATCATAAGTAGGTTTACTAGGATCTCCACATATTCCATGAAAAGTGTGTCCAGTTGTTCCACTTTTTATATAATCTAATTGCCCTCCTATATTTGTAATCACTGTTCCGAAATCTAAATGTTTTTTTCCCAATTCTTTCCGAGTATCAAAACTTTCACCATCTTTATCATTTGATTGAGAACTTGTATTTAAATTAATTAAGGTATTCAAATCTTGATCTCTTAATAATTCTTGTATAAATTCAATTCGACACGGTATAGAGTCTTTATTTTTATTTTTGTTAGAATTTAATGTAAATATACTTTTGTTCGTTTCATCTCTTTTATTCATAAATATTTATTATATATATATATATTAAAAATAAATAAATATATATTTAAACTAACATTTAAAATAATTTAAAAAATTTAAAGTAATTTTATTTTTTTTTCTTTTTTACTAATTTTTTTTTCATTTATATTTAATTTTAAATCAAGTTTTTTTATTGTAGATTTTATTCTATTTATATCTAAATTAGGTATTAAAGGGATACATTCATATAATTTGTTTTTATATAATTTATCAATTTCATATTCAATTGGGTACATATCAATTATAGGTGAATTTTCAGAAGTTGTTAAGAATCTATATGATTCTGGTAATAAATAATTAAATTTTGGTGGAAGAACTGATAACAATTGCTCATAAATTTCAATTGAAGAGTTTTCTTTAAATTTAATATTATTAACTATATTATTATATTTTAACAAATAGTTATT